TCCTGCTGTTGACGTAACAGCTGACCCAGATAGCGCTTGTCCTGGTACCGCGTCCACCACGCCTAATAATCAGGGCTCTGTCTTTACATTCTTTATCCCTACAACAATTGCAACCAGCAGTTTGAAGATTGGTACAAACGGCACTGATAAGTTTACTGGTTCTATTCTGACCATTGATACGGATACCGCTGGTGCTATGGCTGGCTTTGCTCCTGCCGCGACCAATGACTTTATTAATCTTAACGGCGGCACGACTGGTGGTGTGGCTGGTTCGTATGTCCAGATCACAGCTCTTTCTAGCGCCAAGTACATGGTTCAGGGTGTTGTAAATTGCACAGGATCGCCTGCTACTCCGTTCGCTGATTCTTAATTAGGAGGCCAACATGGGTATGCAATCCGATGTTTGGTCAGCAACCTGGTTTAACAACACGGCGGCGCTTCGTGCGCCAGCTGCTGTTGCTACGGCTACAGCTTTTACGTTGTTGACTGACAATCTCCCGTTCAATGGAGCGGGAGCCAAGGTTACTGTTACCTCTGACGGTGATGACAATACCACTGACTTTGTGGTTGTCGGAACCGATATGACTGGTGCAACACAGACTGAAACCATTACTGGGGTTAACACCAACACCGTAACCGGCACTAAGTACTTTTCTACCGTTACTTCGGTGACTCCTGATGCTACTTCAGTTAACGACATTAGCGTAGGTTTTTCGGGTCTGGCGCTCCCCAAGTGCCGAATCCGTGGTGTCTACTTTGTTGGAGCAACAACTGCTGGATCGGTTTCTGTAAGTCGTGTCAGTGACTCTAGGAAAGTATTAAATGTAGCCACCCCAGCAGGATCGGGAGCCGGTGCGTTTAATTTCTATGTGCCTGGAGAGGGCATAGTTTCAACTTACACGTTGGATGACTATGCGACTGTAGCTTTGTCACAAGCTGTTTCTGCAACTTTCTTGTGTGGCTAATCATGGCCAAGGGCATGGGCATCAAAACCTCTGTGAAGTCGGGCAACTTTCGTCCGACTAAGCAGGGCGCTGGTATGACCAAGAAGGGGGTGGCTGCTTATCGCAAAGCCAACCCCGGATCAAAACTTAAAACCGCAGTTACTGAGGACAAGCCCACTGGTGCGAGAGCTGCCAGGCGTAAATCGTTTTGCGCCCGATCAGCAGGCCAAATGAAGAAGTTTCCAGAGGCTGCAAAAGATCCTAACAGTCGCATCCGTCAGGCAAGAAAAAGGTGGAAGTGTTAAATGGAGATGATGCTATGGAACTTAGTTCTCTCGGGCATTGTGATGGGCATGGGATTCTTACTTAAAGGCAAGTTTGATGAAATCCAGCGCCTGGGGATCTTGCTTAACAAGACCCGGGAAGAGGTGGCCAGGGATCACATCACCCGGGCTGAGGTGCGGCAAGACCTGGAGAAAATCCGGGAACACTTTGATAGCGGCTTCAAGCGGCTTGAAGACAAGATAGACGACTTAGTAAAAAGGGGTTAGTAATGACTAGTCACATGAAGAAAAAGACCAAGCGGTTTCAGGACGGCGGTAGCGCCGAAGACAAGCGCCGAGGCTTAGCTGCCTCTAAAGGCGAAAGCGTAGGATTCTTTGAGCGTCTGCGCATGGGGAACATTGATGACCCCAAGTCGGAGGCTTACAAGCGATTTGGCGCTGGCCGTGGCCAATCTGAAACGGCTAAAGAGAAGCAAGCAATTAAGGCATTCAAGGGGCCATCTGAGCGTGAATCCGGTTCTCCTGACAGCCCAAGCCCATTCACTGGGTCAACTGGCAGTGCAGCCCCAGCCAAAGCGGCTGCTAAGAAGCCTGCCAAACCAGCGATTGTCACCAAAGAGCAGCTCAAGGCCTCTGGCTTTGATAACCTCCGTGACTATCTCAATGCTCAGCGTGGCTTAACCCGTCGTGGCGAAAAGTCTCCCCGTAAACCTGCGGCAGCTGCTCCACGTGGATCCTATCGCGGCACCCAGGATGAGGGTGATGCTGGAGAAGAGGCAGCACGTAAAGCTCAGCAAGCCAAGATGGCCAAAGCTCGTGAGATGCGCAATCAGACGGATCCTGGTGAAGTTCCTGCCAGCGTTCGGGCTACGCAAGAGGCATCGGCCAAAAGTAAGCGCAGAGATATGCGTGGCTTTGCTCAAATGCCATTTTCCGAGCAGATGGAGTACCTGCGCACCAAGGGTAAAGAAGGAACCGGCTTTAAATCCAAAGATCGTTCGACTGGCATGAAAGCAGGTGGTGCAGTGTCATCGGCCTCAAAACGGGCAGATGGTATTGCAGTGCGTGGTAAAACCCGTTGTAAGGTGTGCTAAGTGCCTCCCGTATCAAAGAAGCAGGAGAAGTTTATGCAAGCTGTAGCGCATAACAAGGCTTTTGCAAAGAAGGTTGGAGTTCCTCAATCCGTAGGTCGTGAATTTAGCAAAAAGGAAGGTGGTCAAATGAAAGAGTCCAAGGCAATGATGAAGAAGGAGGTGTCTTTTATGAAGAAAAAAGGCGCTCCTAAGTCTATGATCAAACATGAAATGAAAGAGGCCGGCATGAAAAAGATGCGCATGGGTGGTGGCGTAGCAGCTTCCAAGATGGGTCAGGTCAAAACTGCTGCTCCCAGTCGTGATGGCGTAGCTACTAAGGGCAAGACCAAAGGCACCCTGGTCAAGATGAATGGCTCTACTGGCATGAAAAAAGGCGGCGTTGCCAAAATGCGTTATGGCGGAAAGTGCTAAATCATGATGGCCAGCCGAGGCATGGGGGACATCCGTCCCTCAAAAATGCCTAAACCTAAAACCGAAAGGCGCAAAGATGGTGACTCGTTCACGGCGTATGCGAATGGCGGCAAGGTTAAATCCCGGGTTAATCAAGCTGGGGTTTACACAAAGCCTGGAATGCGCAAGCGCCTATTTGAGCAAATTAAGGCGTCTGGTACTCAGGGAACAGCCCCAGGACAGTGGTCGGCCAGAAAGGCCCAACTCTTAGCCAAGAAGTACAAGGCAAAAGGCGGGGGTTATAAGTGATTCGCAAGCCGGTCTACAACCCTGAAAAGGACGGAAACGTATTTGACTGGTTATTGACCGCTTCCCAGTGGTACCGGGAGCATAGAAGGGTAGAAACAGATGCCGCTAAAGAAGCCGCAGCAGAGCTTGAAAGACTGGACCGCCCAAAAGTGGAGGACTAAGAGTGGCAAGCGTTCTTCAGATACTGGTGAACGATATTTGCCCTCGGCCGCTATCAAAGCTCTGTCTCCCGCCGAATATGCAGCTACTACAAAAGCCAAACGGACAGGTAAAGCTCAGGGTAAACAGTTTGTGTCTCAGCCAAAACGAATTGCAAAGAAGACAGCGAGGTTTCGATGAAGATGATGAAGGCTCCCAAGGTTGATGAGAAGATGGTCCACGACCCCTTCAAGAAACCAGCTAAAAAAACAACCGTGGTCAAAAAAGGTGGCTGGATCAAAAACGCTATCAAGAAGCCTGGCGCCCTGCGCAGTTCGATGGGGGTTAAAGAAGGCCAAAAGATTCCGGCAAAGAAACTTGCCGCAGCATCCAAGAAGCCCGGTAAAATGGGACAACGAGCTCGATTAGCTCAAACCCTGCGTAAATTAGGAAAGTAAAATGCCAACCTCCGGCACTTCGGCCTTTAACCTAGACCTTAACAATCTGATTGAGGAAGCCTTCGAAAGGTGCGGGGCTGAGCTTCGCACGGGTTATGACTTACGAACAGCCAGACGTTCTCTCAACTTATTAACCATCGAATGGTCTAATCGCGGCATTAATTTGTGGACGATGGAGCAGGGGACAATTCCTCTTGTTACCGGGCAGGCAATTTACCCAATCCCTACGGATACGATCCAGCTGCTTGACACGGTCATTCGTCAAAACCCTAGCACGTTGAATCAGACAGACATCAATATCAGCAACATTGCTGAGCCAACGTACTCCTCGATTCCCAACAAATTAACTCAAGGCCGACCCATTCAGTATTGGTTCAACCGTCAGTCCGGCAATGAAAACACCACCAGCATTACGCTTGGTGCATCCATTGCGGCAACAGACACCACGATTACGTTATCCAGTGTGTCGGGTTTAGCATCTGCCGGCTTTATCAAAATTGGCAGCGAGACCATTAGCTACCCCAACGTCAACCCAGCAACCAACCAAATTCTTAATTGCGCCCGTGGCCAGAATGGTACGACCGCAGCTACTCACACAAGCGGTGATGCAATATCTGTTCAGAATCTGCCTTGCATCAATATTTGGCCAACGCCTAATGCGCCTGGCGACCAGTACACGTTTGTTTATTGGAGGCTGCGTAGGATGCAGGATGCTGGAAACGGTGCGACTGTCCAAGATATTCCGTTTCGTTTAATTCCATGCATGGTCGCCGGGATTGCGTACTACATCAGCATGAAGTTGCCGAATGTAGATACCCAACGGATTGGGATGTTAAAGGCTGATTATGAAGAGCAATGGATGCTGGCCTCATCGGAAGACCGAGAAACAGCCCCATTGAGGATTGTTCCTAGAAATATGTTTTATTACGGGTAAACCATGTCCAATCGGTTTGCCTCTGGTAAGTATGCAATTGCAGAGTGTGATCGCTGTGCTCAGCGCTACATGCTCAAGCAGCTGAAGATTCAGGTTGTTAAAACAAGGCCGTTCAAGATTAAAGTTTGTCCGACTTGTTGGGATCCAGATCAACCGCAGCTGCTATTGGGTATGTACCCTGTGGATGACCCGCAGGCAGTTCGGGATCCAAGGCCAGATGTGTCGTACCAGGTCAGCGGAAACAATGGCCTACAGATTGACAACACCAGCACGGAAGAAGGTTTTGGTGATCCGTCAGGTGGTAGTAGGGTTATCCAGTGGGGATGGGATCCGGTGGGTGGCTCAAGGAATATAGATAACGGGCTCACTCCAAATAACTTGGTTTTGAGTATTACGCTTGGTACAGTAACGGTAACAACCACTTAGGAGTAAAAAATGAGTACATCAATGATGAAAGGCGTGGCCAGGAAAGCTGCAACCAAAGCGGTTAAAGCACATGAGCGCCGTATGCACAAGAAGAGCATGAAGGCTGGTGGCCCAACGTCTTTAGATATGAAAAAATACGGTCGTGGCATGGCCAAGGTAATGAATCAGCGTCAATCCGTAAGGGGACGATAATGGCTAAATTTAGTAAAAAACTAATGGGCAAAGAAGTGGGCAGCGGTGCGCTGTACGCCACTCCCCATACGATGAAGGGCTCCGTGATTGATGAGCGTGATGCAATGCGTTCTGTCAGCAGACCGCCTGATCCTAACACCCTTGCTGCTAATGAATACACATGCAGCACACCTGCGGGTCGAGTGAGTTTTGGTGACCCTGGTAAAGACGATACCAAAACATCTGGTATCAAAATCCGTGGTACTGGAGCTGCAACAAAGGGCGTTATGGCCCGAGGACCGATGGCTTAAATGAACTACACTCAGCTCTTTGAAACCATCAAGGGATATGTCGAAAACGACTTCCCAAATACGCAGTTCACTGATCCTGATGCTGCGACGGCTACCTTTACGTCCAAAGAACAGATTGACACGTTTATTCGACAAGCTGAGCAGCGGATTTATAACTCGGTTCAGTTTCCTAATTTTAGAAAGAACCAGACCGGAACGACGACCGCAAGCAACAAATATTTAGAAGCGCCGGTTGATTTTCTGGCCTCGTATTCTTTAGCGGCGGTTAATCCAACGACATCTGAGTATGAGTACTTGCTAAATAAAGACGTTAACTTTATACGAGAATCTTATCCAGGCCCATCGACTGAAGGTTTACCTAAATACTATGCCTTGTTTGATAACAACACGTTCATATTAGGGCCTACTCCAGATGCTGCTTATACCGTTGAACTGCATTATTTCTACTACCCTGAGTCTATCGTTACTGCATCAACAACTTGGCTGGGGGATAACTTTGATTCGGTTTTGCTTTACGGGGCGTTAATAGAAGCGTACACATACATGAAAGGTGAGCAAGACATTATTATGTTTTACACCAAAAAGTATGACGAAGCCATGGTGCTTGCCAAACGCCTGGGCGATGGTATGGAGCGCCGCGATGCTTACAGGTCTGGCCAATTTAGAATGGCGGTGACCTAATGGCTTTCACCGGCAACTACACCTGCGACTCTTTCAAATCAGGTCTTATTGACGGAGATTTTGATTTTGATACCGACACCATCAAGATGGCGTTGTACACCAATAATGCAACCTTAAATGCAGATACAGCCGCCTACACTGCAACCGGAGAAGTCTCAGCCTCGGGATACACCGCAGGTGGCGTTACTCTTACAGTCGAGAAAGGACTATCGAATAACACCGCCTACATCAGCTTTGAAGACGCCACAATCTCTGCCGCTTTTACTGCGAGGGGAGCGTTAATTTACAAAGACGGTGGGGTTGCTATTTGCGTTCTTGACTTTGGTTCCGATAAAACATCTACGGCAACATTCACGGTTACTTTCCCAACGGCTTCCAGCGCCGACGCTCTTATAAGGCTCTCCTAATGCCCTTCACAGGACAAACCCCCACGCTTTTGGTTAAGCCGATCCGACCGGCTGAAAAAGACATTTATAAAACGATGTGGGATAAGCCTGAGTACAGAACTGTTTCTCCTGGGGAGATGATCGCCAAGGAGTTTTTACGTCAAGCCAAACCGCTACCTAATTCACCCGTGATTGACCTGGGTTGTGGTACCGGGCGGGGATCCAAGGCACTTGCTTTGTTTGGCAATATGGACGTTACGGCGGTGGACTTTGCCAGCAACTGCTTAGACGAGGATGTTCAGAACCTGGTGGACGAGGGTGTTATTAAGTTTGTTGAGCATGACCTGACGAAGCCCTTGAATCTTCGGGCGACCTATGGATTTTGTACGGATGTGTTGGAGCATATTCCAACAGAGGATGTGGATAAGGTTCTGGATAACTGCCTT